GCGATTGCGTATCTGCGTCCGTTTGCGACGAATGATCTGGCGAAGACCGGCGATGCTGAGAAGACCCAGCTTCTCGCTGAGTTCACGCTGGAGATGCGGAACGAGGCAGCTCATGGCATCGCAGCCGATTTGAACCCCGCGCTGTAATCAGTAATGACTGATGGGAGGGAGTGGGGAAACCTGCTCCCTCTTTTTGCATGAAAGACTTATTCAGCATTAGCGAGACTCGCTACACCGTAGCGACGTTGCAAGACGATCAAGTAATCCTGACAACTAAGCAGGATGTGTCTGAGATCGTGGAAGCAAACAAACAACAGGTCAATGCTGCAACCAAGAAGGTTGACAGTGTTATGACCCATGTTGCCAGGATTCCAAACACGGTGATCGATGTCCTCAACAAGATGGGCATCATGCGTGGATTCATGGTGACAGACGAAAAACGATTTAAGGCTTGGTTGAACGACCCTGATAACCGAGTCTGGAGGACTTACCCAGGAAGCGTTTAAGGAGGAGCATGAAGGTTGCAATCTGTGTCCCATGTCGGGACGAGGTGATGAGCGGATTCTGTTTTGACCTTGCAAGATTGGTCGGATACGAGGCAAAACGGGGTCAGAACGAAATACAACTGTTGCAGATGCCAGGAACGCTGATCTTCACTCAGCGTGAGAAACTGGCGCAAGAGGCTCTGGAATGGGGTGCAGACCAAGTTCTGTGGATTGACTCTGATCAGCGGTTCCCTGCTGATACGCTGGAGATCCTCCAGGCAAGGCAAGTACCGATCTGCGGTGTGAATGCTACAACGCGCAGAGAGCCGATTCTGCCGACTGCGTTAAACCTTAAGATTGAGCGGGAGATGCTCAACGGTAAGCCAGGAGAGCCGAAACAGGTCTGGCACAAGGTTGAAAGCAGGGGCAAGAAGGGTATAGAACAGGTGACCGCTGTGGGTTTTGCGGTTACACTAGTCAACAGGGAAGTCTTTGAAAAGATTCCAAAGCCTTGGTTTGATGTCATCTGGACTGACCACGGCAATGTCATCGGTGAGGATGTTACGTTCTGCGTCCGGTGCATGGAGAATGACATTCCGGTGTATGTTGACCATGAACTGTCAATGCACATCGGACACATTGGCGTCAAGACCTTTGGATGGGATGACGTAAAGCATGGCCCTAGCAACCTACAGCGACCTGAAAACAGCAGTCGCAAACTATCTCGCAAGAAGCGATCTAAGTAGCCAGATCCCTGACTTTATCCGGCTGGCTGAGATCCGTCTGCGGAGGCAGCTTCGTATCCGAGAGATGCTGAAGCTGTCTAGCACGACGATGACCGGTGGTGATAGCACTGTCGGTCTGCCGAGCGACTTCCTCCAGATGCGGAACTTGTATTTGGATGGCAATCCTGAGATCCCCATCGGATACCTGTCTCCTGCTTCGTTCACCAGGAATGCGCGGGTGACTGAGAGTGGCAAGCCTGTTGCCTACACCATCCTGTCGAACGAGATGCAGTTTGCTCCTGTGGCAGACAGCAACTACACGCTCTGGATGTTGTATTACGCGGCTCCGGCCTTCCTGAGCGATTCTGTGACAACGAATGTGTTTACGGATGTTTGCCCGGATTTGCTGCTCTACGGGGCGCTAACGGAGGCAGAACCGTATCTCATGAACGATGCTCGATTGCAGACTTGGGCGGCAATGTTCCAACGGTCTATGCAGGATCTAACGGTGTCGGATGAGCAAGCGGAGTACAGCGGCAATCCGATGGTGATGACGGTTCAGAAGAGGTAATAAATGGCAATCGTTGTCAAAGATCGGGTACGAGAGACTTCCAACACATCTGGAACCGGGTCTTTAACGCTTGATGGTGCTGTTCCTGGATTTCAGTCATTCCAGACTATCGGTACTGGAAACCAAACGTATTACTGCATTGCTGGGCAAGTTGATTGGGAGGTTGGTTTAGGCACTGTTAATGCATCTACGTTGAGCAGGGATTCTGTATACGCAAGCAGTAATGCTGGAAACCTTGTCAACTTCAGCACAGAGCGTAAACAGGTATTTTGCACATATCCGGCAGTCAATCAGCCTGGAGAGAGCGTCCAGACGTTTCTCAATACCCCGTCATCTGCGAACCTCCGCGCAGCAGTGACGGATGAGACTGGTACTGGTGCTTTGGTATTTGCAACTTCACCTGTTCTGACTACACCTAACCTTGGTGTTCCGTCAGCAGTGACGTTGACTAATGCCACAGGTCTGTCGCTGGCGACCGGCGTCACCGGAACGCTGGCAGTTGCCAACGGCGGCACAGGCATCACATCTCTTGGCACAGGTGTTGCGACCGCGTTAGGCGTCAACACAGGCACGGCTGGTGCGTTTGTTGTTAACGGTGGTGCGCTAGGCACTCCGTCAGCCGGCACGTTGTCGAGCTGCTCCGGTCTGCCTGTCAGCACTGGCATCAGCGGTCTTGGCACGAACGTCGCTACCGCGCTGGCTGTCAATGTTGGTTCTGCTGGCGCAGTGGTGGTCAATGGCGGCGCTCTTGGGACTCCATCCTCTGGCACGTTGTCTAGTTGTTCTGGCCTCCCGATCAGCACTGGCGTGGCCGGTCTTGGCACTGGTGTGGCTGCTTTCCTTGCCACACCCACATCGGCTAACTTGGCAGCAGCGGTAACCGGCGAGACAGGCACTGGTGCGCTGGTGTTTGCGACCAGCCCGACGCTGGTCACCCCGACGATCGGCGTGGCTACAGCAACGTCAGTCAACGGCGTTGTGATCAACCGAGGTTTGAATAACGAAACGGAAAGCGTGGCAATCGGTGATACAGCACTTGATAGCGCCACCAGTGCCAGCAAGAATACTTGCATCGGCTATGCGGCTGGGACGCAGATCACCAGCGCGTCAGAAAGCGTGTGCATTGGTGCTCAATCGGGCAAAGACTTGGATTCCGGCAAAGGCATTTACATAGGCCGAGACTCGCAAGCCAGTTCTGGCGGGGCAGACAAAGAAATAGCAATTGGTTTTAATGTAACCGGCAAAGGTAACGATACCGCATTTTTGGGCGGTAGTAATGGCGCGTACAACGGAAAAAACGTCACCACTTGGGAAACCACCTCAGACCAGCGGATCAAGCGCGAGATTGCTGATGCGCAGGGTGGTCTGGCAATCATCGATGCGCTGCGAGTGCGGAACTTCCGTTACAAGACCGCAGAAGAGATGCCGCTCGACACGAACGGCAGACCGATGGTCACAGGTCTTGATCCTGACCCGGTGCGGATCGGATTTATCGCGCAAGAGCTTGAGCAGGTGCTGCCCACTGCGGTTACCACACAAAGCAATGGAGTCCGCTCGGTCAGCCTTGATCCTCTGCACTATCACTTGATCATGGCTGTGCAGCAGTTGTCGGCGCGTGTTGCTGCTCTGGAAGCAAAATGATGGGTGCGTTTGCAGAGTTTTGCTTTTCTGAAGTAGAGGAAAGTGATCTGTGGGTTGATGCAGAAGAACAGGCAAACACATGGACAGATGCTGTTCCTGGATCAAATTCGTGGCAGAATGCTAGTCAATCATCGAATATCTGGAGCTAAATCATGGGTGTTCCGTTCTCAACCGGGCCAGACTCTTGTGCGGTAAACTTCATTGCTATCACCCCGGCAAACACTGACCTTGTTCAGCCTTGCAGGGCGCTCTACATCGGTGGTGCTGGCAATCTGCGTATCTCGGACACTGGTGGTGGCTCTGTGTTGTTCAGCAACGTCCCTGCGGGAACGATTCTGCCGGTGATGGTCACCAGGGTATCGAGTACTGATACCACTGCAACCAACATTGTTGGACTGATCTGAGATGAGAATCGGTCTCTCGCTTAAGCTGTCAGAGCCGAAATACAATGTTCTGGCGCAGAACATCCAGGCTCTGTTTGCTGATGGCTCCCAAGGCTGGTGGTACGACGACGATGACACGACCACCCTGTTCCAAGACAGCGCGGGAACCACCCCGGTCACTGCTGTCGAGCAGTTTGTCGGCTTGCAGTTGGACAAGAGCCGGGGGCTGGTGCTGGGGCCGGAGTTGGTGACGAATGGGGATTTCAGTCAGGGTAGTACTGGGTGGAGCCTTGGCGCTACTACAGCTATAGTTAATAATGCCGCAGTTTCAACGGCAACGCCCTCCGGGTCAAACATACTGCAACAATCTGGATTGCAGCCCGGCGCACAAAAGTTTGTCAGAATTTCTTTTGATATTTCTGGATGGTCAGGCGGCAACCTACGGATTTTTATAAATAACAACGTTTATAATCTGACTGGTTCAAACGGCGCAAAATCTTTTATATTGCTATCAACAGACTCTAGTGGTAGTGGGCTGCTAATACGGGCAGAAAGTAGTAATTTTACTGGAACCATCGACAACATCTCCGTCCGCGAACTCCCCGGCAATCACCGCTATGCGCCAGCCTCTGGCAATCGACCGATCTGGTCGAAGCGGGTGAATCTGCTGACGAAGACCGAGCAGTTCGATGATGCGGTGTGGAACAAGGGGGACGCGTCTGTTACTGCAAACACCACCATTGCGCCTAACGGCACTAATACCGCAGATACACTTGTTGAAAACGGAATAACAGGCAGACATTTTGTATACAGGCTGTTTAATACTGTTAGTGGTACAACCTACACTCTGTCAATACAGGTCAAAAACTTATCAAGACGGTATGTGGCTCTAGGGCTTAGGGACATAGCATCTTTTTCTGAGCCAAGTTACTCTGCCGTTTTTGATTTAGTCAATGGGGTTGCTACTACGTCAACTTCATCCGGGTCGCCATCAAACACATCTAGTTCCATAGTAAGTTTGGGTAACGGTTGGTTTCAACTTGCTATAACCATGCAGGCTGTATCAACGCAAACTTTTATAGAGTTTGGACTTTCAAATAGCGCAACGCCAAGTTATTCTGGAGGAATGCCGTTTTACACTGGCGACGGCACTTCTGGCATCTTCGTCTGGGGCGCAGACCTCCGTCCCGCGAACCAAGCAACCGGACTGCTGCCGCTCTATCAGCGGGTGAACACCAGCACGGACTACGACACCAACGGCTTCCCCGGCTATCTCAAAGCAGACGGGGTGGACGACTTCCTGCAAACCAACAGCATTGACTTCAACACCGTCACCAGTGACGGACTTCCCCGTAGGAACCTGCTGGATAACCCAACGCAGTTTGATACGGCGACGTGGGTAAAATCTAATGCGACGGTAACGGCAAACGCAACGACTGCTCCTAATGGTGCTAGTACGGCGTATGCGGTAGTTGAAGATGGAACAACTAATACTCATCGTATTTCAACCAACGTTTCTGTTACTTCAGGTGTAGCATATACAATCTCTATATACGTTAAAAAAGACAATATACGCTATATTCAGTTGGCCGGATCGCAACCGACTTTTTTCCCAACTGGTAACGGAGCATGGTTCGATCTTGATACAGGAACCGCGTCTGCCGGAACATCTACAACCGCAGCAATGCTAAACATTGGTAATGGGTGGTACAGATGTGCAATAACCGTAACTGCGGTCGGTACAGGTACTAACACCTTTTACTTTAATCCTTCTGATACAAACACTACAGCAGTCTATACCGGCGTTAACGGACGCACATCGGTATTCCTCTGGGGCGCACAACTCGAAACCGGATCAACCGCAACTGCCTTCCAGAACATTGGGACAGACAAGATCACCCTGTGCGCTGGGCTGCGGAAGCTGAGTGATGCGGCGAGGGCGATGGTGACTGAACTTGGGGCCGATGTAACACAGTCTTTTCAGTTTAACGCCCCTTCCGCAGCAGCGACAACGTATTCGTTTGCTTCAAGAGGATCGGCAGCAGCGTCGAGTGCTGTTTACAGTAATTCAGCAGTTGCAGCACCAATAACAAATGTGGCCACCGGTATAGGTGACATCTCCGGAGATTCAGCAATCCTCCGCATCAACGGAACTCAAGTAGCAGCCTCCACCACCGACCAAGGCACAGGCAACTACGGAAATCTCCCAGCTTATTTCTTCCACCGCAACACTTCTCCAGCCACACTAAGATTCAACGGCAACGAATACGGCAACATTGCTGTCGGCAAGCTGCTGACCGCTGATCAGCTCACGGCACTCGAAACCTACATGAACGGCTTAACGAAGGCATACTGATGGACACCAGAGCAACAGTCATCGTCCCGCAGAATCAGATCCCTGCGGCACAGGCGACCTCGGACGATGCGTCCAAGATGTTCAACGCGCTGTACCAAGACGACCAAGGAGCGATTTACGGTGTTGCCAGCGGTGGCATCTACGACGACACACTCAATGCTCTCAGCGCAGCGCAGATCCCCGGATTGCTGTTCAGATTTCCCGACGGGCAACTGGAAGGGTTCACTCCCTACGAGCCGGAGCCGACTGAATGAGGATTGCATTCGGTCAGTGGACACCAGATCGGCCAGGGGTTTCTGGGAACCTGACCGAGGCTAAGAACATCTACCCTACAGCATCTGGTTATGCGTCTCTCAACGGGACTGCAAACCTGTCTGATGCTGCTAGTGAGAATCTGCTGACTGTGTTTGTTGGTCGATGGGCTGGCGCTACTACCCTATTCGGTGCTGGTGCTGGCAAACTGTTTAAGTTCGATCCTGCTGATGCTGATCTGGATGATGTTTCCAGGACTCCGACTGCCTACTCAACAACTGACTTCTGGCAGTTCACTCAGTTTGGATCGCAGGTGATCGCGTCCAACGGTGTGGACAAACTGCAAGCCTGGAACATGGCATCCAGCACAAGGTTTGCTGACCTTGCTGCTGCTGCTCCCACAGCATCGTTTGTGACCGTTGTGCGGGACTTTGTTGTTGCTGGCAAGACCTCGACCTACCCTAACAGGGTGTTGTGGTCTGATATCAATGATGAGACGGATTGGACTCCTGGTGCTGCCAGTCAATCCGACACGCAGGACATTCCTGACGGTGGGGAGATTCGCGGTATTACCGGGGGTGAGTTTGGTGTCGTTCTGATGGAGCGCGGTATCGTCCGGATGACCTACATCGGCGCACCGTTGTTCTTCCAGTTCGACAACATTGCTCGAAACGTAGGTTGCTACGAGTCTCGGTCGATTGCTCAATATGGCCCGATGACGTTCTTCCTGAGCGATGACGGGTTCTTCATGACCGATGGTCAGCAGGTCAAACCTATCGGAGCAGAAAGGGTTGATAGGTGGTTCTACGCTAATGCAGATCCGTCTCAGTTCAGCAAGATGAGTGCTGCTGTCGATCCGGTCAATAAACTGGTGCTGTGGTGCTTCCGGGATATTTTCAACATCCAGAAGCTCCTGATTTATAACTGGTCTACAGATCGCTGGTCTCACGGTGATTCCGGCGCTGACTACATTTCCAGTATTGCGACTGCGTCCACGACTCTGGAACAGTTGGACAACATCTCAGCTAGTCTGGATGCGCTGCCAGCCTCTCTGGATTCGCGTCTGTGGACTGGTGGCAAACTGATCCTGGGTGGTGTATCCGGGGCTAGGATCGTCACCTTTGCTGGAACTGATCTCACCGGAACGATCAACACAGGTGATATCACCGTAGAGGGCCAGGAAACGCTTATAAGGCTTGCTAGGCCACAGATCGACAACGGTAGTGCTACGGTATCAGTCGCAAGCAGAAAACGCTTGGACGGGGCTATAACCTACTCTACCGCGGTTGCTGCTGATAGCGAGAACCGGGTGAGTCTCCGGTCTAGAGGAAACTACCATCGGCTGAGTATCACCCCGACAGGCAATTACGACACTGCTGTTGGGATTGATGTGGACATTGTGCCTGTTGGTGGTCGCTGATGTTTCGCAGGTTGCCTCAGCAGGGTGGTAGTCAGCGAGAGGTTGCTGAGATTGTCAATCGTGTGTTGGATGGCAAGATTAACAGTCTCGGCTATGTCACTCTGGCGACTGGTGATGCTACGTCAACCACGCTGTACGATGCTC